GTCAGTGGTGCCTAGCTTAGTCTTGACGTAGCCTGCAAGACGGAACAGTTCACCTTCTAGCTGTTCCGCAGGGAGACCAGCAGCAGCCCTGCCAGTAGTAGGCAGGATACCCACCGGAGCCTTACCAACTGCACCTCTCTGTAGTTTAGCTAGGGCAGCGAAGTTGAATATGCGGCTACCCTCGATGAAGGTCTCAAAGCTGCGAGGGGCAGCGCCGAAGACAGCAGCCACAGCCTTCGCACCAGGTAGTTTGCCCAGAGCAGCCGAGCGTTTGGTGATCTCTAGGAACTCAATGCCACCTCTGCCGATTCCAAACCTGGCAGCTTCTATAGCCTCAGGGCTAGTCTTGAGGAACCGAGACCAGTGTTCAGGAGAATACAGTGAGATCAGAGAGTGGCCCACTGCACGGCTCCAACTAACGGGGTCTGTGGCTAGGAGCGTGGCCCCCTGGATGAAGAACTGTCCTACATCCATCATACCTGTAACGACGAACCTGGGGATGGAGGCTAGCCAAGTAGCACCACGTAGACCCTTGCCAACCTTGCCTCCCAGGCCAGGGCCGATAATGTCCTGCATGACCCTAGCTGAGGCTGGCTCCAGCATCTGCTTGCCGAAGCCAGGACCTAGCACCTGCTTGGCAGGGATTAGGGAGCGCTTCTTAGAAGCCACGATAGCCTGTAGGTTGTGCATCTTGTTGCGGAGAGTGGCAACCTCGTTCAGTCCGTCTACAGTGTTGGTGTTGATGCCCTTAATCTGGGCCTTGAGGGCCTTGACCTCTCGCGTGAGTTGCTGCATCACGGGCCTGCCCAGCTTGTCCTCTTTGATGACCTTTATGAGCATCTTGTCCCTAATCATCTTCTGCATGGCACGGCCGTATAGCTGGACAGTTTCGGTAGGAGAAGCATAAGCGACGCCTCTACTTATGGCGTCCTCCATCTCACCGAACTTCCTGTCCTTGACTGGAGACTGCTTGGCACCTATGCGGCCCTTGACAGTGACTCGGCCATCGTCGCCCTGGACGAATCGAGGCCAGTAGTCGTCGCCTAGCAGCCTTAGCTCCTCGCCGCTGACGTGTTCATACTGGCGGGCTATATCGTCCATGAGGGACTTCTGGGTTGTTACCCACTCACGCTGGGCGGCCGTGACAGGGTATCTGCCACGAGGGGCTCCGATGCGAGTGCCCATGAGGACATCTGTAGCGAAGTCACCAAAGGCTACTTCCTTGCCTCCAACGATGACCTTGCTGGTGTCTCTGCCTACCTTAAAGGCCCCGTAGAAGGCCTCCTCTTGTCCCACAAGACGCTGGCCTAGCTGGGCTTCCATTATGCCTTGTAGACGACGGTAGACTACGCCTGCTCTTATCTCAGGTAGAACGCGGGCTAGGGCGGCAGGACCAGTGATAGCCTTCATAAACAGTTTGATGCCGGGTGCATCTCCTACCATCTCGGCTGTCCTACGCATGAGGTCATTGGCACGAGGAGACAGGAATAGGCCGGACTCGATGGTGCGCCAGAGGCTCATGCTAGGGGCTTGGTCTCCAGGGAGTAGTCCACCAGGCTCACCAGGCAGACGTGGTGGTGGCGGAGGAGGTGGGTTACGACCCTCGCCAGTGACCTTGGCACGGACTGCCTTGACTTCGGAGGACTCGTGGACCGGGACAGGCTTGGTCAACCTGGCAGCAGGTGTGGCCTTAGTAGCAACCCCAGGTACGCGGCCCCCCAGCGCTACAAACTCCGGCGCCTGCTTCAATCCGTGAGTGTAGATTAGACCGTCGAAGCCAAAGGCCCTAGCCGCCTCCGCTATACGTGCATCCATTTCACCGTAGAGCGACCGATAGCCAGCATCGGCTAGCTGCTCCTTCAGCGTTAGGTATGAAGGCAAAGCCCTAAGCCTATCCCCAAAGGCGGTGGCTTCTCTCTTAGGAAGCAGTTTATGGGCGGCAGAGAACTGGTCCCTGGTCCTAAGGGGATTACTGAGGGTGACTGTCTCCTCTGTGACAGCACCGCCAAACTCGGCAGCTACCTCGCGGTCCGTTGTGTAGAACCTTCCGGAGACCTTTGGCTTCTGCCCAGGACGCCTCCCCCTAAAGCCTCGTAGGATCTCCTCTCCTCCTGTAGCCCCTGCTCTGCCACCAGCTTCCTCAGCCCCAGTTACAGGCTTTGCCTTTCTGGCAAGACCCCTCGGCAGGGCCGCGCTAGTTGCAGCGTTCGGGTCAGGGGTAAACAACTCAGGGTTCGTGGTAAACGTCCTCATCTCCTCAGGTGAGAGGTCTACATAGAAGAGGCGCGATCTTCCCTTCTCATTCGTCTCTGCAAAGCTCTCGGCCCAGGAGCGACTGCTAGTGAAGTTAATTCCACCAGCCTGATTGGTAGGCGCTTCACCCCGCCATAGTCGTGTGTATCCTTTTCTCAACGGCGGCAGCTCAGTCCCAACCTTAGCCACTTGGCCTTCAGCCTCCTCAAGCAGGAGACGCCTAGCAAGAGGAGTAACCTTGCGTAGGGCCTGGGCATCCTTGAGCCCCAGCCTGACGCCTAGTGTAGCAGCCTTGGCAGCTTTGATGGCTGGTCCTGCGAAGAAGACAGCATTGAGAGGGTCGGTGATGTAGGACAGTATCTCTACTGAGGTGCCTCCACGTATCTCTCCACCAGTGAGAGGAGGCCTGGTGACTCCCCGTATGCTGGGTATGCCAGGGACATTGGCAGGAGAGAGGGCATTGAGTAGGTCCGCTGTCATCGCCAGCGGCTCCAGTATGACTCTGGCAACAGGCTTGCCCACCTCTCGCCTGGGTATGTCCACAACGTCCAGTATGGACAGGACATCAGACGCAGCCTGGCCCGCTACCTCACCTACCGCCTTGAGCAGCCCTCCAGACAGCCCGCGCTTTTCTGTTCGCCGCTCCTCAGGTGGAATAAACGTGGTCCTGGGCCTGGTCTGTAAAGACCTCTGAGTATTGCTGACATCAGTAGGAGGCACTATCTCTTTTATGGTGTCGCGCTCTATGGGCTTGGTCACAGAGGGAGGAGCAGTAAGACCTTCTATAATGTCAGGGTCCATGCCACGAGAGAGTAAGGAGCTACGGACTAGCTTGTGGAAGCCCGAGGTCTGAGCGGCCTTCAAGAAGCCACGGCGACGGCCTCCTAAGGTCTTGCTTTCATACTCCCAAAGGTTGGACACTATATCCTCCGGCCAAACCTCTCACCCAAGATGCGCTGGAGGATACTTCTGCCCTGAGGAGTCTGAGAGAAGCCTACAGGGCCAGGTGTATTTAGGAATCTTTCGGATAGAGCGCCATCTGTCGGAGGCGGCGTGGAAGGACTTATAATACCACCCGCGCCTTGCTTCCGCCTCCTCTGACCCTGCTGGCCAAAGGCCCTGTCCTGAGCAACGCCGGATGACTGGTCAGGCAATCCTGGCTCTCCACCCAGGAACTTCCTGGTAATGGTCATGGCCTCTTCTGTAGGATGTTGTGCCATATTAGTCCTCCTTAGAGACGATACTGGGTCCGTGTGGGTGTAAGTGTCGGTATCAAGCCTTCCTCTAGCTCGGTGAAGAAGTCCTGCGGATTGATGCCTTGGAAGCCTCCCTCAGTCTTGACTCCACCTCGGAGGAAGCTCTCTAGGATGCCTAGGTCCGTAGGACTGTAGGACTGGAGCTCGGCTCTACTGATCGAACCAGTAGTAGGTAGGTTCACTCCAAACTGACCTTTGCCAAGGGTTGAGGTGCTAGGGTCCCCACCTAATCCAAAGATGCCTCCCGCCACATTCTCAGGAACCTCCACCATACCTTCAGGTAGTTGCGAAGAACCCTCCAGTCCCAGTGCTACGTTAAAGAGGTTCTGTATATCTACGTTGGACCTGGAGGCTCTCTCAGGAGTGAAGCCTTCCTCCTCCAGTGATCTCCTGTATAGTTCATAGGCCACGAAGTCAGCAGGGTTAGCACTTAGCTGAGCCTCTGACTGTCTGCGGACATCAGCCTGGGACTCTCTCTGTAACTGCGCCTGTTCCTCGGCTAACTGCTTCTGGAGAGCTAGGGCGGCCTCCCACTGCCTAGCTGCAAGGCCAGGGTCAACTGGAACAGGGCCTGGAGACGGTACAGCAGGCTTTGGTGCAGCGGCCTTTGCGGGCGCTGGAGCCTTAGCTACCGGCTTCTTCTTGGCCTCCGCAGCAGTCTTGATAACCGTGCCGATTTGCAGTCTCCTGGGGTCGAAGTTAGCGGCCAGACCGGATGGGCCTAGCAACTCCCTCCATCTGGAGCCGCTGCCTAGAAGCCGTTGGGCAATCACCCATAGGGTATCGCCAGATTTAACAGTGTAGGCCATCTTAACCTCCTAGGAAACCTCTGGCCGTCTCAAGGGCTCTGCGTAGTGCATCACCGGAAGGCACTCCAGGCTCCGTGAGCACAGGCGTCCCTGCCACTATCTCACTGGCCATAGCAAAGGGATCAAACTGGATAACCTGAGACTTACTAGGCTCGATACCCAGTTGCTCACCTATCCCTCCAGGCTGGAACCCCGGCGCATACTCCGCTCCAATGGGTATGGTGTAGGGCTGGATGCCCTGGAACTGAGCACCAGCCTCACTAAAGGCGTCTAGTCTGCGGTTGAACTCCGCAACGCCTTGGTCCATTTCTAGCCTACCGGCACTGATCTCCGCTTCCAACTCCGCAACTGTTCCACTGACGAAGGTGGCAAGGTTCTGAGCCTGCACCTTGGAGCGTTCGATGGCTAGCTCAGCGGCGGTAGGGCCTGCACGCCCACTACCCGGACCGTAACCTGCTGCAACACTGGCCACAGACTTGTTGGCATCATCCCAGGCCCCGTAATTGAACACAGCGCCTGATTCGTTAGGCTTGGCAGGTACGACATTGCCGAACTCGTCCAGCTTCTCCCAGAAGTCGTCGGGATTCAGAGTAGGGACTTCGCCTGGCGCAGCCGCACCTTCGGGCGGTCCAGTGTAAGCAAGGGACTCGGGAGGACCGAACCTCTCGCCTGTTAGCGGTGGACTAACCGCTCTCCCCCCTGTTGCGCTAGGGAACCCTGAAATGTATTGGCTGGCATAGGGGAACAGTTGGGCGTCCTGCTGAGAGAAGGGGCCTGAAGGATTAAACTGCCTGCTCACCTCAGACGGCTTAGTGGTGGAGTATTTACCTGTTTGCAGATCACGCCAGGCGGGAAGACTGCCGGTGTCGAACACCCACATCTCGGACCCTAGGTTATTAGTCCAATATTGCTTGGCCATTAGACTGCTCTCCTTGAGACGGACATACGGTTCATCTTAGCCATGTAGTCCTCCAGGTCCTTACGCGCTAGTGCCTCTGCGTTGGGCTTGCCTCGGTGCCGATCAACCAGTTTAGACACCAGGCCTTCCAAGTCCTCCTCTGTCATGGACATAAACTTGTCCACTTGCTGCCGGGTTGTGAGAGGGACACTGCCATAAGGATAACCCTCTTCAAGCGCCTGTATGAGCTCCTCTCTGGTTTTGATGTACCAGGCAGAAAGCTCCCTGGCTAGCTCGTCTAGGCTAGGACCTGTTATGAAGGGCATTAGAAGCCCTCCCTACCCGGTGTTGAGCCGGACTCCTCAGGCGGTTGTCTGGGCTGGCCTTGACGAGTACGCCCTCCCATCTCCTGTAGCATCTGTGCGATGTTGGCCTGAGCGCCACCATTGGCACCACCAATCATGCCTCCACCGCCTCCGCCGTTCTGAGATTGTATGGGCTGACCGTCAGGGCCAACTAGCTGAGGCTGTGGGGGTGGTAGTGCGCCTACAGTCGTTAGCACATCCTGGTAGAGCATAGGCAGCATCATCTGTTGCAGGTCCTCAAGCATCCTGCGCCTCATCATAGCTTCCGGCTGGTCTACACGGAGGCCCTTCTCCAAGAAGTAGCGACGGTCAATGTGACCCTGGGTGTGCATACGGTCGTAGAACTGACCTTCAGCTATGAGGTTCTGTGGCAGCAGCGGGTCGATGTTGACCTCGATGGTGGCAGGCCACTCTTGTACATCCTTAGGCTTGAGGGACAGGTCTCCCAACCATATCTCCTGACGGACGCGGCTGACTAGCTGGCCCTCTAGCCACTCTATGAGGTCAATTAGACAACCGCTGTAGGACTCGATGAGGTACTCAAACTGGCTCTTGGCCATCATGTAGAGGGAGTTGTCGCGGTAGCCTGAGCCGGCAGCACCGGGTGGCTCACCCTTGAAGATAGGCGAGACACCATGCTGACCCATTATCTGCATAAGGAGTTGGATGAAGGGCATGGCACCAAAGACATCCGCCACACCTGCGAAGGGGTCTACGACTTTGGCACCGGCAGGTAGAGTATCGGCTTTGTCAGACTGGAACTTGTATTGCCTGGGAATGAGGTTGTTGCTCTCGCCTACAGGGCCAGCGACCTCGACCATCTCGGTCTGAAAGTCGTCAGGCACCTCAATGGTCAGCCTCTTGCGTACCAGCAGTTCAACAGCCTCACCCATGCGGGTCAAGGCGCGATTGATGAGAGGCTCGTTGTGGCGGAAAGACTCAGCCACCGAGATACCCAGTTTGTCAGGGTCCTTGCTGCTGGTGATGCGCCCCAGGCAGAAGAAGTATTTGCAGCTAGGGTCTCCAACCTCCTGGTAGACCAGGCGACCATTGACATAGACCTGGTACACGCCCTCGGAGTTGGGCAATCTCTCACGTCGGTACTCGGTGACGAGGACCATGGACTCGGAGGCTAGACCGGAAGGGAATGGACGTATTTCCTGGTCTGGCTGGCCTGGAGTGGCCGCTACCGCCTCAGCGATCTCCGAATCGAGAGTCTGAGGGTAGGCCCCGAGTTCTGCATCCGTGCCGAAGCCGTACGCAGGATATACGTCTCGTTTGGACTTCCAGGAGTGTTCTATGGATTCGGCGATCTCGTTGCCAGGACCCCGACGGAAGTAGAAGGTTAGAGGATGGATGGTGATGACACGGAAGGGTGGCCCCCACTTCTTCTTTAGTGCCCTCAAGCGGTCTCTAAAGTCCTTGTCAGGTTCGCCCTTGAGCCGCTTGCGGTCTTTCTTAGGCCAGGGATAGAAGGCAACCTTGAGGATACCTAGACCCAGGCCAGCCTGAGCATCGACTAGCTCGGCAAGAACCGGAACAGGCCGACCTATCCATTTGAGGAGCGCACCCCAAAAGGCCTCACGATTGCTGGAGTTGTCCTCAGCAGGGTCACCAGTACGGAGGGCTGTGATGACTACGTTAGGTTCGTTAGCTGTGAGAGAGGCCTTGATGTTCTCGATCAGCTCGGCAGTGGCTCCTATGCGTACCTCTAATCCGGAAGGCGTCTCGCCGGTGGGTAGCTGTATAGGGTCCTCATAGTGGCGCAGTAGCTCGATCTCGTTCATCTTTATATGGAGGCCGCGTGTCTCGTTTTTGAGCTCCTCAAGGAGGCTATTAACGTATTGGGCTGAGACCGCAGGCGTCATATCCTCTTTTGTATCAGGCATTACGCCTTCTCCTCAACCGGCTCGTAGGTGGCCTCGAAGATGTCCGGCTTGCAGGGGTAGAACTCCCCTTTCACCCCCCGAATGATCCAGTCACCTACATTTGCTCGCATCTCGCCCTCTAGAGTGACAACCAGAATAGCACCTTTGTCAGACTTACGGAGTTGCCTTGGTAGAGCAACGTGTTGACCATTTTCCACAAACTTATTTAGGGCGGGGTAGTTGTTACCGTGCCACTGCAGGGCCTCAATAACAACTGGCTTCTTCCTGAATCTAGGCATTAGAATCCTCTCAGATTGACTTGAGTAGCGGCACCCGCCACTAGGGACTCAGCCATGACCGAGGCTATGGCTAGGGCATCCATACGGTCATCATTACGGTGGCTTCCTGTAGGAGAGAAGGAGCATAGCTCATCCTCAAGTGAAACACCATCTAGTAGAGGCAAGTCCTTGGGGATGAATAGGCGGTCACTAGCGAATAGAGCATCTAGGTAGAGGGCGCGCCCCATCTTGTCACGGTCTATGCCTAGCACCTTAGTCTGGACGTTGCGGCGGGTACGGTAGGGAATCTCCTTGAATGGCAGGTGATAGCGCCTACGCATACCTTGTAGCAGGCTAAGCTGGAAGCCTGTAGTCTCAAGAGCCAGAGAGCGTAGGCCGGCGGTGCGCTTGGCTATCTGTACGATCTTGGCCTCCAGGTCAGGAGTCTCTACCCTGCCGGCCCACATATCCACCAGGTACATCCACTTGGTCTTGATGTCCACTCCAATAGTGGCTATGGCGGAATAGTCGGCGGAGGTCTTGGTGGAGGCCGCAGGGTCTACCGCCATAACGAACTGCATAGGATGTTCTGGTATAAGAGCGGGTGTCCAGTAGTTGATATGCTCGCGCAGGATGACATTGCCTCTGACAGCCTGCGGATTGCACATGAAGGTGAGGGAGAATAGTATATCCGCCTTGTCCTTGTGTATCTCCCGTACCCTGGACATAGGGAATCTGGTTGGAGACAGTGTTGGACCCCAGGGGTAGGGTCCTACAATAGGCATCTCGTAGATGGTGAAGCCCATATCCTTGAAGGTGGGTACGAGGTCATTCTGACCCCAACGGGTGAGGATAACCACGATGCGGCCGTCATGAGGATAGTATTTACTTCCGTGCTCCATCAGGCGGTCCAAGATAACGCCTCTAACCTTCTCCACCTGGGATAGCATGGTGGTAGGACTCTTCACGTCGTCCTGGTCGGTAGGGTCATCTATGATGATGATGTTGAAGTGGAGTCCCTGGTAAGGGCCGTTGAGACCTGTACCCATGAGTGTGGGGTCAGGGTCCTCAATGTCACGCTCGACGAATAGGACATTCTTGGTCCACTGGGCCTCAACATCCTCTTTAACGTCAAAGGCCGCTCTGTAGACATTGTTGCTCTGGATGGTGGAGGAGATGGCCATGACCTGCTTCTGGGCCTGCTCACCTGTGTTCATCACCCAGAGGATGCGGACATTAGGATTCTTGCCAATCTCGCGCTCCACGAAGTCACGGACAGTGGTGGACTTGTAAGTGTCAGGAGGGCAGACAATGACGGTGCGATCACGGGTCTCCAAGGCCTCAGCCCAGGCGTCCTGGTAGAGTTCATACTCACGGTGGTGTACGGCCTTGGCATAGGTGCGAGCATCGCCGTCACGCGCAGCCATGGCGCGGATGGCTAGCTCACTAGGTGGTTCCCTAGTTTCAGTTACCACTGTCTAGTATCTCACCCTCAAGCGGTTTGTCACCGTTGCTCTGCTCGGTAGGCTCAGGTAAGGCTTCTAATGCTCTCTTGCCTGCCTCAAAGTTCTCCAGCAACAAACGAGCATTGGCCCTACGTACTTCCTCACTTTCGACCTGCCGACCCTCCACAGTGTAAGTAACGGACTCTCGACGATACCCAGGTGGAAGGTGGTCAGGCTCAGGCACCAGGGCTCGCTGTACCGCCATGATGTCCTGCGGAGTGTAGTGCTTGCGAATGACCTTGAGGACTTCCATCTCCCGTTCATCCAGGAGGGACAGGCTAAGCGCAGCCTTGAAGAGAACCTTCTTGTCGAGACGGAGGCAGAGGCGGAAGTTCCGCAGGAACTCCATCTGCATAAGATCGTGGGCCACGTTACTCTGTAGCCAGGCCAGCTTCTCACCGGACTCCCACTGACGGAACTCCTCGTCATCTCTGCGCCACGCCTTGACTGTAGCGAAGGAGACTGGGACTAGGGCGCAGGACTCGCGCACTGAGAAGCCGGCAGCACGATAGCTAAGGTAGGAGGCCTTCCTGGGGTTGGCATTGAGAGGGATGCGGGCCTTGAGCATCTCCTCATAATCGTCAGGCTCTACGTCAGCCTTGCCCGACTCTACGACCTGGACTCCATAATCAGTTTCCTGCATGGCACACCTTTAATATGCGCGGGCAGGCG